TGCTATCGCGTGTTCTCTGAAGGCGAGACAATCGGAAGAATAGGTGAAATACAAGGTTTTACTACATGGTGGCGTTGGCATGACTCATGGGAGCAAGCTGGGCCTATTATTGAACGCGAACGAATTAGTATTGAGATTGCAGGTTCCGGATGGATGGCGGTGGTGAACGATACGTTTTCCTCAATAACATATCCCAGATCATCGATAGGCATAACCCCGTTAATAGCCGCCATGCGTGCCTTTGTTAAATCAAAATTTGGCGATACCGTCGAGGTATAGATGACAGCGCAAATTGAGGCGGCACTGGAGTGTGGTGAACTGATCGGCTATGCCGGGCTGGATGAGGCGATAGCCGACGATTCCGAAGGCAATAAGAAGCGCTTCAGGCGCCCAAATCGGAACGCCGACTGGGCGGCGATCATCAAGCATCTACTGAACGACGGACTGACCTATGCGCGACTTTCCGAAATGACCGGCTTCCCGGTGAATACCTTGAAAGCGATCGGCTGTGAAAGGCAAGGCAACGAAATCGGGGACCGCTCCTTGATGCTGCTGGGCATTTACACGATGAACATCAGTCATGATGTGCCTCTATTGGGCGATTATCACGACTGCGTAAAAACAAAAGATTCAGATTAAATTTTAACCAGGAGAGGAAAATAAATAATGAATGTACAAAGCCTGACTTTGCGTGTTTACAGCGAAAAAACAGACCATTTGAGCGACCAAAAAATTGCCGATATTGATGATGATGTGCGTGATTACGCCGAACAGCAGATAAGGTATGAATCAATGCTTTATTTCACTCGCCTGATCAATCTGTGCAACACCCCGAACCTGTTCGCGCCGATCGTTTAATGGTGATGTCGTCGACATTGATTTATTCACGTTTATCAAACACTTAGTTTGTTTATTCGCGGAATAATCGGTTGTTCGTCGACATGATTAATTGGGCTGATTTGTTGAAAGTGCCGGTGAACCTGATTTCATCCGGTGCATTTTTCCGAGCGAAGGAGATTGATTTGAACGCCATAGACCCGGCTAAGCGCGACTTGGCTTATTTGCATCACGAGGCGCAGAAGATAGGCCTGAACCCGACGGACTACGATGAGCAGCGCTTTATCGAGCATGTCGGCAAGCTGGGGAATGATGGCATTGGCGACGATGAGGCGCGGGATATGGCGTTTAAGGCAATTTATAAGGGGAAATAATGATATCAGCGTTTGAAGTGTATTTGGTATTGCAGTTGGATAGTATATCTAACGGCTTAAATTTTTTAACTTTATTAGCGGGGTGCGCAGTAATTGGATTGTACGTAATAGGCTTTTTCTGCAAATACGAAGAGTACGAAGACAGCGACTCGTATAATGTAGGAGTATCGTTGCATCAGAAAGTGCCTAAAGCTGGCGCGTTGTTTCTGTCGCTATTTATCGTCAATGCTTTATTTCCGTCAACAAAAACCGCTGCCGCAATGATTATGTTGCCGGTTATCACATCAAAAGATGTGATAGAGCCTATTGCTGGAAAGGCGAAAGAATTTTATACGCTGACCAAAGAGGCGTTAAAGTCGCTGGATAAGGATGAGGTAAAGAAATAATGAGAAAGCTGAAATTTATCCTGGCGCTGGTGGCGATCACTTTGTCCGGAATCGTGATCGAGGACGCAGATTTTATCTCAAATGCTTTCGATGGCTTGGGTTTATTTCTATTGGGGTTTCGATGAGTCTGTTATCGCACAATGAATTGCTGGGATTGATCGATTTGGGGGTGATTAATGTAAAACCAGATAGGGTTAAAGGATCATCCATTGATGTCACGCTGGACAATATTATCCGTATTGAAGATGACCCCAAGTTTAACGCAGTCATTGATTTGCGCGGCAAGGAGAATATCGAAACGCGCGAAGTTGTGATGACAGATGAATTCGGTTATCAGATTGTCCCGTCCGAGTTCGTACTGGCATCGATCGCGGAAACACTCAAACTGCCGAACGATATGAGCGCCGAATTCCGGCTGAAATCATCAGCGGCACGGAATGGGCTTGAGCAATTGAATGCCTGCTGGATTGATCCTGGATTTAACGGAAAGATCACGCTGGAACTGATCAATGTAACCAGAAAGCACCGATTGACAATCAAGCCAGGAATGCCGATCGGACAAATCACCTTCAGGCGTCATGCGCTGGTTCCAGATCACGCCAGTTATGCAGCCAACGGCCAGTATCAAGGTCAGGATAAAGTCACCGCCAGCAGGGGGATTAGATGATCACGATCCTACCCGATCACCTGTTAGCCATTGCTGGCCGCAAGGAAATTACCCCGCTGATCTTCGATCTTGCGGCCTGGATGAACAAGACCTGCCCGAAGTACGACATCGACACGGCGCAGGAGTACGCGCATTTTTTGGCGCAAGCCTGTCATGAGACTGACCATTTCAAGACCATGACCGAATACGCATCCGGACAGGCTTACGAGTTCCGCAAGGACTTAGGCAATATCGCGCACGGCGACGGTCCCCACTTCAAAGGTCGCGGAATATTCCAGACGACCGGGCGGGCCAATTACGCGCAGCTCGGCCTCAAGAAAGGCAACAAGGAACTGTTCATCGAGATTCCGGAACTATTGGCCAAGCCGGAATATGCGGTCTGGAGCGCCTGCGAGTATTGGCAGACACGCGGGCTGAATGATATAGCGAATCATGAGGATACCGACCTAATCAAGAAAAAGCACAAAGGCATCGTGCTGAATGTCTCGCCGGTCGAGTACATCGGTATGACGATAAACGGCGGCTATAACGGCATGGACGAGCGCAAGAAGTTTTATGAACGAGCAAAAAAGGTATTGGGGAAAATCGATGGTTAAGCAAAAAACAGATTACACGGCATGGTTAGGTGCCGTGCTTTGGCTGGCAGTTATATTTATGATGAATGACAGCGAGGCCCGCGAGTACACGCGCAGCACAACGGTCAGGAATCAATTTATCCTGGCCAATCCTTGCCCTGCAAACGGCAAGACCAAAGGTTCGTGTGCGGGGTATGTGGTCGATCACATTGTCCCTTTAGCTTGTGGTGGCGCTGATAACATCGAAAACATGCAATGGCAGACAGTGAAAGAGGGAAAATTAAAAGACCTCTGGGAGCGCTGGGATTGTGCGATGTGGGCCAAGGTACAGCGTCAAGGGTTGTGCGATAGCAAGACGATTTAAGGGGATAACGTGAGAAATTTGGCAATGTATGTTCGCTATTGGGTGCTTGTTCCGGTGACGCTGATCATGCGGATCATCAATTTCCCGACGGCGCCGATCGTGGTGTTGTTCGCCTCTGAAGATGGATGGTTGCCGAAATGGCTGTGGGCTTGGCAAACGCCCGATAACAGCCTCAATGGAGATAACGGCTGGATCAACGAACACCGTCCCTTCAAACAGGAGCGCAACAAGTTTGAGCGATGGGTCAATCGCTGGCGATGGCTGTGGCGTAATTCGTTTTACGGGTTCGCCTTTGATGTGAAGGGGTTTACGGTTGAATATTGCTGGGATTATTCGGTTAAAGGTGATGAGGCGGTATCGAATCGACCGCTGCACGAGGGATTGGTAAGACGTTATTTTGTCAATGGTGACGGCGATGGAAAGCGCTATTTTCAGTTCTACTATGTGAAAAAATGGACACCAAAGCGCTGCATCCGGATTAACCTGGGCTGGAAATTATGGGGAGAGATAACCGAAGGTCGGAAGATTCAGTATGTGTTCTCGATCAGCCCGTTTAACAGCTGGTCTACGGGTGTGTAAATGGGGATTAAAATGAGGTCGCCAATGACTCCAGAAGAGGACGCCTTAGCAAGTTGGCTATCAGCGGCTTTAGATGATCCTCTGGTCTGCTCAGAGTATAAGCAAGTTATCACAAACTGGTTCAACTCAAAGACTATCGAGGTTCAAGAGCCTTCACAGGAAAAGAAAGATATTGAGGCGGCAATGTGGGAATCGCTGAGTAATCAAAAATGAGTCAAGTTATTCAATATAAACCACAGGTTTATTTAGCACAAACCCCTTGTTATATAATAAAACCTTAAAATTATTTCATTGGAATCCACATGAAAATCTGTATTGAAAAATCGCCCGACGGACAGTTCAGCGTCTACCAGGAAAACGAACAGCCAGGCGAAACCAACGAGGCGATGCCTGGCGAGTCTCCGCAAATGGAAGCGTCCGAACAGCAAAACAAACAGCCGGCCCGCGATCTTCAGGACGCCTTGATGATTGCCGGCAAGCTGCTGAGTCAGGAAGGCGGACAGGGTGGTGAAAGCCCTTTCGATGCTGGTCTGAAAAAAGTTCTCCCTCAACGCCCTGGGATGATGTAAAGGGTTTATGGCTAAAGAAAAGATCGACTGGGAAGCAATTCAAATAGAGTACGCAAAAGGTACTCGATCAAACGTAGATATTGCGGTTCAGTTTGGCGTTTCAGAAGGCGCTATTCGTAAAAAAGCCAGAGAGAAGAATTGGGCTAAAGACCTGACGGCGCAGATTAGAATAAAAGCCGCTCAGAAAGTACGAGAGGCGGAGTACGAAGCGAGTACGAGTTATAAGGATGCTCGTACTAATGCTGTAGAGATTGAGGCTGAAAAACAAGCTGATATCACTTTGAAGCATCGTTCAGATATTCGTCTGCACATGCAACTGCGCAATAGTTTATTGAATGAGTGCATGGTGCAGTCGGAGCAGATTGACGATCTTGAGCGGTTGGCTGAGATTATCGATAGTGGTGATGACGACAGGATGACTCAGGCTTTTCGTAAAGCGACCTCATTGCCTCAGAGGGTGGACACGTTCAAGAAACTGGTTGAATCAACAAAAACGCTGGTTGGTCTGGAAAGAGAGGCTTATGGCATTTCAGATAAGCTCGATCTGTCAGGCAACGTGAAACTGGTCCTGGATCAATTCGACGCCAAGTTATGACCTTTCAACTGACCGACAAACAACGCGAGGCGCAAGCGGTTCTGGCTTCCAATGCCACGCACATTTGCCTATTCGGCGGGTCAAGGTCAGGCAAAACCTTTTTGTTGGTCCGTAACATTGTGATGCGGGCATTAAAAGCGCCAAACAGCCGACACGCTATCTTCCGGTTTCGCTTCAATGCAGTTAAAGCCTCGATCATCATGGACACGTTTCCGAAGGTGATGGCGAGTGCTTACAAAGGCGTGAGTTACGAACTGAATAAAACCGATTTCTTTGTCGAGTTCACCAACGGATCACAAATATTTTTTGGTGGCCTGGACGACAAGGAGCGCACCGAGAAGATTTTAGGGATGGAGTTCGTGACGATCTACTATAACGAGGCGTCACAGATTCCCTATTCATCGATTGAGATTTCGATTACCCGGTTGGCACAGAAGGCCACGCAGGCGGTTGACGGCATGGGTGAGATAGAACTCAAGCCGCGTTGTTATTACGATTTGAATCCGCCTTCGAAAGCGCACTGGAGTTACATCAAGTTCATCGAGAAGCGCGACATCGAAACTAAAAAGCCGTTGCCCAATCCTGACGATTACGCCAGTTTCCGGATTAACCCGGCTGATAATCAGCAGAACCTGAGCAAGACCTATCTGGATACACTGAACGCAATGTCGGCGCGATCCAAGAAGCGGTTTTTATCCGGCGAATTTGCCGATGCCACGCCGGGAGCCCTGTTCAGTTTTGATGACATTGAAAAATGGCGCATGTATGACGGCAGCAAACTCCCGCAACTGCTTCGTGTGGTGGTGGGGGTCGATCCTTCGGGCGCCGATGAAACGGACAACGTGGAAAATGATGCGATCGGCATTGTGGTGGGCGGCTTAGGTATCGATGGCAAGGCGTATTTGCTCGAAGATTGCACGGTGGTTGCGGGTCCTGCGACCTGGGGACGTGTAGCAACTGGCGCGTATGATCGGCATCAGGCGAACTGTATCGTGGCAGAAATGAACTTCGGCGGCGCGATGGTGCGCCATGTGATTCAGACCGCCAGGGCGCATACGCCATTCAGGGCGGTGACGGCTTCACGCGGCAAGAGTGTCCGGGCCGAACCGTTCAGTTCACTCTATGAGCAGGGGCGCGTGATTCATGTCGGGCACTTTCCGGAACTGGAAGATGAAATGACCGCCTTTAACACTACCGGCTATTTGGGCGCAGGCTCACCGAACCGCGCTGATGCCTGGTTCTGGGTGCTGGCCGAACTGTTCAGCGGCATCGTATCGGAACGCAAGAAAAAACCGCCGATCGTGCAGCCCTTCCGTCCGACGGTTCCAGGTATGGGGTATTGATGATGGTTAAGAGAGAAATAACAATAGATGATGCAATGATAGCGGCTCAACATGCGGCGGATGCGCAAGAGGGCTGGAATAGCGACTCCGAGGCAATGGAAAAACTGCGATCCACCATACAGGAAGTCATTGATCAGGAGGTATTGAAAGAGCGCGAAGCCTGCGCCAAGTTGTGCGAAGAAAGTAATGTTTTTGATGAAGATGATCCGGGTGGTTTCTTTGCTCAGATGATTCGCAGTAAATAAAAGTTTTAAACATGACCACGGCAAGCGAAGCGCGGTCATTCATTCAACCATTACCCGGTGCGCTGGGCAAGGTAGCAACATGGATACTCAGACAGCCGAGCTTCATATCGATGAAGCCGAATTCACCGAACTGCTCAAGCATCAGGAACAGCAACGCCTAGCGCGACTGTCCGCCTTCGCCGCGCAGATTGCCGACAAGCGCAAAGACGCGATCGAGGGACGGCGTTTGTCCGGCATCGAGAATATCTGGCGCGAGGACGAGGAATATTACGCCGGCATCGACGACCTGAACCGTGGCGAAATGATGCTGAAGCCGGCCACTTCGAACGGGCGGGTGATTTCGATCGGCAAAAGCACGGCGAATCCGACGCGCTCGAGCGTGTTTGTGAACATCACCCAGCCGTATGTGGACATGGCCTCGGCCCGTGCGGCGGATATTTTGCTGCCGACCGATGACAAGCCGTTCCGGATTAAGCCGACGCCGATTCCGGAAGTCGCCAAGTTTACCGAATCCGACGAGATGATGCCCGATGGACAGGCGAAAGTCGGGGACGCGGCCAAGCAGTTCATTGGTGAAATGACCGAGAAATCGAACAACGCCGAAACCCAAATCTGGGATTGGCTGGTCGAATCGCGCTGGCACGGCGAAAAACGCAAGGTGATCGAGCAGACAGCCAGGGTCGGGACATCGATCCTGAAAGGCCCATTCCCGGTCAAGCGCAAGATGCGCAGCATCAGTAAGGCCGAGGACGGCACGCTGGCGCTGGAAATCAAAGAGGAACTGAAACCGGCCTCGAAATGGCTGGACGTGTGGAACTTCTACCCCGATCCGTCCTGCGGCGACAACATTCACAACGGCAGATACACGTTCGAGCGAGATGATATTTCTGCACGGCAAGTCCGCGATTTAATCGGCACCGGCTACATCGACAGCGAATTGCTGGAAGTCCTGAAAGAAGGTCCCGGCAAACGCAATGTCGAGAACGCCCGGCATGAACTGGTCAAGGACAACGAACTGTTCGAGGTCTGGTATTACTACGGCTTTGCCGATGCCGACGACATGCAGGCGGCGGGCTGTGAGTGTCAGGAAGGTTCGGTGATCCCGGTGCAGATCGTAATGATCAATGATCGGGTCGTGAAAGCCTCGATGTCGGTGCTGGACTCGGGCGAGTTTCCTTATGACGTAATGCGCTGGACCTATGTTTCCGGAACCTGGGCAGGCCTGGGCGTGGCAAGACAAGTCAGGACCGCACAGAACATGGTCAACGCCGGTTCACGCAACCTGATGGACAACGCCGGGGTTTCTGCGGGCCCGCAAATCATCATCAATGACGCCGCAGTTTACCCGGCGGATAACGAATGGTCGATTACGCCGCTGAAAATCTGGCGGGTATCCGGGGATGCCGACATTGCCGAAGTGCAGCACGCCTTTACCAGCGTCGTGATTCCGACAATGCAAGTCGAACTGACCGCGATCATCAAGATGGCGCTGGAGTTCGCAGAGCGGGCCACCAACATGCCGTTGCTACTGCAGGGCCAGCAAGGCGCATCCACAGAAACGGTCGGCGGGATGCAGATTTTGAACGCCAATGGGTCAACCGTCTTGCGGCGAATCGCCAAGATAGCCGATGACGACGTAATCGAGCCGCATATCCTGCGCTATTACGAATGGCTGATGATCTATGGCGATGAGGCCATGAAAGGCGATTACACGGTCGATGCCCTGGGTTCCACGGCGTTCTACGAGCGTGACGCCCAGGCGCAGATGATCATGCAGTTGCTGCCGATGGCCAACGATCCGGAATTCAAACTCAGCAAGGACCGGCTGATGACCGAGATTCTGAAGGCGAACCGGATCAGTCAGGAACGGGTGCGGATGACCGATCAAGAATGGAAGGACCTGCAAAAGAAACTGCAGGAGAATCCGCCGGTTGATCCGCGCATAGCTGGGGCGAAGGAAGTCGCACAGATCAAGTCAGCGGGCGACATGCAGAAGGCGCAACTGGTTCAACAGTCCGACATGCAGGAATTGCAGTTCAAGCAGGATTCCATGCAATCGGAGTTCCAGCTTAAATTGCAGATGCAGCAGTCAGAACAAGAACATCAGGAGAGGATGCAGCGCATGAAATTGGATGTGGAAATGGTTAAACTGGCGCAAGAACAGAAAATCAGCCTGGATTCAATCAAGGCCAGCTTGGCTTCCGATACGATGAAGCTAACCACGCAAAAGGAATTGTCGCTGATGAATGGCAAGGCCAAGCAGGTGGCTACGCCACCGAGCGAACCAGTGGGACGCGCACCGGATGGACAGGCTTATCAGAGATGATTCCGTGCGCGGATTTGCATGAGGTTATATTTTCTTTGCAGGTCGAAATCGTCAATCTGATCGACATGATCGAAAAATTTCCGGCACGGTCTCACTACGCTCCGCTGGTAACTTGGTGCTGGATGTTGCTGATCATATTGAGCGTTTACTAACTTAACATTTTCCTGGTAGCGCTTGAAGTTGGCGATGGCATCCTGTCTAAACGTCTTTTTCACAATGAACAGCATATAGCGTCTTTTGTCGAGTTTGGTCATTGCTAATCCGGAGATTTAAAGCCGCTATTTTATCACTTCACAAAAGACGATGCAGAAAGACAATAAGCTAATCAAGCGGGTGATCCGCCATAAAAAATGCGGCGGCTTGGCGATGTATTACATTGGTGATCCGAATGAAACAATACAGCGTGCTCAAGACGTGATGTTTCTCGACGGAACGCAGCCGAACGAACACACACCCATAGCGTTTAACTGTCCGGTCTGTCACGAGAAGATAACGCACCCCAAGGCGTTAATCCGCTGTATGGAAGAAATTGTTGAGTGACACATAGGTTTTGCAAATTTCCCGTTTGTTATAATGAAACCGTAAATTAAACACTGTTCAATTAAATGAACCTGAGTGATAGAGAACGAGAATCGGACCTGTGGCGCAAACTGTCGGCCCATTTAGAAGGACTGTTGGAAGCGCAGCGTTCCGATCTGGAAAAAACCACGAACACAGAGTTACAAACCGCAGCCCTTCGAGGCCGCGTAAAACTGATTCGGCAGTTGCTCAAATTGGGCAATGTGCCAATAAACCCATCGGCCCCAGTGACCGAGACTGAATACCGATAACCATTGTGCTAACGGATTAAATTATGACTACAGAAACCGATAACGAGTTATTCGCCTCCATCGAAACCCCAGAAGTTGACCCGCCTCCAGGGCCGACGCCGGAAGAGATACAGGAGCGTGAGTTCGAAAGCGGTGTAGCTGGCGTATTGGGCGAGACTGACGACACCACGCAGGAAAGCAGGCCAGCTTTGATTGCCGGCATGTCGGAAGAGGAACTCAAGACCTTACTGAACAAGGCGGCGCGGGTCGATGACCTGGAAGAGCGTTTAGGCAAGCTGCAGGACAAGGCGTTCGGCACGATCGGGCAGATGAAACAGACGATCGACGAATTGCGCAGCCGTCCGCAAGGCGGCAAGCCCAACATATCCAAGGAAACCTTTAAGGCTTTGAGCGAATACTTTGACGACGAGAATGTTGCCGAAGCGTTGGCAAAAGACTTTGGCGGACTGGAGTTTCAGGGCGGTAGTGATGCGGTCTCCGAAGAGCGTTTGAGCCAGCTTGAGCAGAAATTTGAATTACGGCTGCTGGATTTCGCGCATAAAGACTGGCGCGAGCAGTATAACTCGCCGGAATTTCCAGAATGGAAAGCGACGCTGAAGCCCGAAGCGCAAGAAATCCTCGATAACTCGTGGGATGGCGCGGCAATGGCCGAGGCGATTACGACATTCAAGAAATGGAAAGCCAAGCGCGGTGAAGCCGAGCAGGAAAAACAAAAGCGGCTGGAGTCGGCGGTCACGCCGGGAAGCTCCGGTCGTTCGGCAGGCGCAGTCTCGGACGATGCCTTTAATCAGGGCCTGAAGAAAGTCGTCAGTCAGCGTTTGCGTTAACAAAGAACCGGTCATCCGCAGTTGAAGCGGGTGGCTCAACATGCTGAGGGTGGTGCGCTGCCCGATGCGGTATATGTTTAATGGTGAACACAATGGGTATTCAAACCTACAACAACAATGACGCCCGTTTGGGCAAGATGGCCGGTGAAATCATCGGTCACGCAATGGCGAGTGAAGTTCTCAATATCGCCGTCAAAAACATGGACATGCCTAAAAACAAGTCCGATAACCTCGTAGTACGTAGCTGGGTGCCCTATGGCGCGACCGCTTCCGATCCGAACAACTTCTTTGCTACTCAATCCCCAGGCACTGGAGGCAACGCCTCGGATACGTTCGCTGCGGCGCATCTGACCTCGGAAGGCATCACGCCGTCCGCCGACACCATCACCCCGCGTGATGTGACGATCCCGCTGAACCAGTACAGCGCCTTGTACTCGCTGACCGATAAAGACTTCGACTTGTTCGAGGACGATATTGCCGAAGCGATGAAAGAGCAGACCGGTGAACGCATGGGCTTGGTCCGTGAACTGGTGATTTACGGCAAGATGAAAGCCGCCACCAGCAAGACCTACGCGGGTGCTGCCGGCGCGACCGTCGCTTCCCGTTCCCTGGTCACTGGCGCCATTCACGCCAAGCTGATTTCAGGCCTCGTGCGCAATCTGTCCCGCAACCACGGCGCGAAAGTCACGCGGATTCTGTCACCGTCAACCAATGTCGGCACCCTGCCTGTGGAAGCGGCTTATGTCGCCTTCGCGCACACCGATCTGGAATACGACCTGCGCCAGTTGACCGATTTCATTCCGGTCGCGGAGTACGGTTCGCGTCAAACGATCAGTGACTTTGAACTGGGCACCTGGCAGAACGTGCGTTTCGTCTTGTCACCAGAACTGCAGCCGTACATCGATGCGGGTGTTGCAGTCGGCGTGACCGGTCTGAAAGCGAACAATACCAACGTGGACGTGTATCCGATCATCTTCGTAGCGAAAGAGGCGTTCTGCTGCTTGAAACTGCGCGGACAGTCGGTGATCGATCCGGTATTTATCGCGCCGGGCCAGAAGGACAAGAACGATCCTCTGGGACAACGCGGCTACATCGGCGCGAAGTTCTACATGGGCGCGGAAATCCTCAACCCTTCCTGGCTGCAAGTCCTGGAAGTCGGCGTCACCGATCTGTAAAGAATCAGCCCGGTTAACGCCGGGCTTTTTAAATACGGACATTCAATTTACCCAATAGGGGAATCACAATGAGTAAAGCTAGAGCATTATACGGCGCCGCCCTGAACTTTCTGGGTCTGGTTGCCACTTCCTTGACTGCTGGCGCCACGACCGTAACCATTACGGCAGTAGCGACCGGTGGCATTTTGACCGTGGCCCGCGACGGCAAGAAAGCCACGCTGTCTACCGGCGCCAAAGCCTACGCGGCCAAGAAAGGCGACGGCACGGCGGACACTGCTGCACATACGCTGGTTGCCACTTCCACAGCCGGACAAGCCGCGCTGATGGTCATCGGCCTGTTGAATATCGCCGGCACTGAAACCTTGGTCGAGGTCGTGGGCGATGCGGTCGATCTGGATGCGGCGGGCAATATCGCCCAACCGGGCGGGATTCCGTTCCCGGCGATTGGCGATGACATCGTGCCGGTGGCTTATGCGACGATCAAGAACCCAGCCGCATCAGGCACCGCGACGTTTACGTTCGGCACGACCAACTGGAACGCCACCGATATCGTGACCGACATTGCCGATATCGCCACGCTTCCGGATCGTCCGATCACATCGTTGAGCATTTAAGCGTAACCCCTCATCCGGCGTTTGAAGCTGGGTGATTCAACCACCAACCGGGCGGTGCGCTGCCCGGTCGTTTAGCGAGGCACACATGACCAGACACACAGGAAGAGGCCGAGGCGCAGTCGATACCAACGAACTGCGGCAAGGCCAAAACCAATCCTTCGATATGCCGGCAACTGGTAGCATCGACCGCAACGACTTCCGCGACGACTTCGAAATCATCGAAACTCCCTTGTCACAATCCGCGCTCGATGCGGCGGCGTTCTTTGAAGAACTGGTCGAGGTCGAAATTTCCTCCTCTGACCGTCAGGGCGCAGAACCTGTGATCCAGTTGCAATGCAACGGCGTCAACCAATTCTTGTACCGAGGCGTGCCGCAATCGATCAAGCGCAAGTTTGTCGAGATTCTCGCCCGCGCTAAGTCCGAAAACATCAGCACGCCCGAATTCATGGACGGCAACGGCAATAGATCAACTCGTGTCGTGAAGTCCCAGGGTCTGCGCTATCCGTTCCGTGTGCTGCGCGATGACAACCCGAATGGGCGCGTCTGGCTGGAAAGCGTGATGCGGCAGGGGGCATAACATGGGCTATTTTCGCAAAAAACCCGTTGTTATTGAGGCGATCAGCTTTGATGAGTTGGTCGAGTATGGCCGCAATAACGGCGCAAATATCGTTAATGGTATGCCCTGGTCATTTCAATACCAAGGCCATCCCATCACGCACGAAAACGATCAATGCTATCTGATTCCCACACTGGAAGGCACATTACGGTTCACACCGGATGATGTGCTGATTACCGGTATCAAGGGCGAAATCTATCCTTGTAAACGGGATATTTTCGAAGCTACGTATGAACTTGCTGAACCCAAGCCAATGACGTTCGGTGATGCTGTTGAGGCGCTGAAACTGAGCAAGAAAGTGGCGCGTGACGGTTGGAACGGTAAAGGCATGTTTGTTTATTACGTCCCGAAGAATACATATCCGGCACAAACCAACGTAGCGCGTGAGTATTTCGGTGACACCGTTGACTACAACCCGTATTTCGCCATTAAAAACGTCAACGACACAGTAAGCACTTGGGTTCCAAGTATTAATGACGTATTGGCCGAAGATTGGGTAATCGTGGAGTAAATCATGGCCTGCAAAAAGAAAGGCGGCGGTAAAGGTAAATAGCCGCTATAGGGCGGCTTGTTAACACATTTATTAGTAAAGGATCAGAACATCATGTCCCGTTTAAAAAATTCTCGCATTGAGCGGTTGGACGTTTCCGACAAATTATTGATGCTGCAGGGCGCTAAGATTACCTCGGTGGGCTCTGACGGCACAGAATCTGAAGTCAGTTTGACCGAATTGACGGCGCTTGATGTCACTCCGGGCACCGCCACCGCCAGCAAGGCAGTCGTTCTTAACGCCTCCAAAGGCATTTCAACCATTACCACGGCGACTATCACTACGCTGACTACCGATGCAATCGCAGCGGGCGATGCCTCATTGGGTATTACCGGTCTGGCCGCAGCACAAGGCGGCGCAGTGGCGTTAACAGGCGGCACCTCCAGCACCGCAGGCAATGCGGGCGGCGCAGTCACCTTGACAGGTGGCACCCCAGGCGCAACCAGCGCGGGCGGTGCAGTGACTCTGGTCGGCGGCGCAGGCGGCGCAACGTCCGGCGCGGGCGGCGCATCCTCATTGACAGGTGGCGCAGGCACAGCGGGCAACTCCGCAGGCGGCGCGGTGACTGTCACCGGTGGCGCAGGACAAGGCACGGCGGCAGGCGGTGCAGCCTCGATCACCGGCGGCGCATCGGGCGGCGGGGCGACCGGCAACGGCGGCGCGGCTACCGTCGCGGGCGGCGCGGCAGCATCCACCAACGGCAACGGCGGTTCTGTGGTCTTGACCGCAGGCGCGAAAGCAGGCACGGGTCTGGATGGCTTGGTGCGCATCAACGGCAGAATGGCGCGGAAACTTTCGCGGGCGACCATCGCCAATGCCGCCACCATTTCCGATGCGGAAATCGCTGGCGGTATCTTGTATCAGGACGCCTCGGGCGGTGCGGTGACCATGACCACGCGCACCGGCACGCAAATGGCGGCGGCGTTCCCTGATCTGGCGGTCGGTGAAGCGCTGTCGGTGTTCCTCGCCTCCAATCATGCGGCCAATACCTCGACCATTGCGGGCGGCGTTGATGTGACGCTGGTCGGCAGCGGCGCGGTGACCAATACCGGTGGACAATTCATGCTGGTTAAAACCGCCGCGACCACCTTTGACCTCGTTCGCACAGGCTGATCGTAAGGGACTGCGCCGATGGACTTCTTGACGCTGACGCAAAGACTTCGTTCCGAAGCCGGCATTTCCGGTTCAGGCCCCACGTCCACGACCGGACAAACCGGCGAAATGCTGCGTCTGGTCGATTGGATCAAGGACGCCTACCGGGATATTCAGGATCGGCGGGATGATTGGGAGTTCTTGCGTCTGGACTTCACGTTCAACACGATAGCGGGCACTTCGACGTATGCGAAAACGTCCGTGTCGAATCTGGCGAACTGGAAGCACGATCAGCGCGATTCATTGCGCTGCTATCTGGCCGCGACCGGCGTGAATGACGAGCAATGGCTGACGTTCGAGCCGTGGGACAAGTTTCGTTCAACCCGCCTGTTCGGCGCGAACCGGAACAATTCCGGCAGGCCCTTGTATTTCTCGATCAAGCCGGACAAGTCGTTAGTATTCTGGCCGAATCCGGATGCGGTTTATACGGTCGCGGGCGAATACTTTCGCACCGCCGCCGAATTCTCCGCCGATGCCGATGAACCGTTATTTGATCGGCACCATCTGGCGATTGTCTATAACGCACTGATGCGCTATGCGGCGTATGTGGCTGAGCCTTCGCTGTATGCGCGGGCCGAGTCCGAATACAAGCGGCTGATACGCAAGCTTGACCGCGATTACGTTCACAATATCGCACTGGGCGGGCCGCTGGCATGATCCCCGCCACCAAAAAATCCTCCGAGTTCATCAGCTTCGCGGGTGGGCTCGATATTGTTTCCCCGATGGCCCTGATTCCTCCCGGTTTTGTGCGTAGTGCACAGAACATGGAAGAGGATATTAACGGCGGCTATGCCTCGATCATGGGCTATGAGCGCTTCGACGGTCGGCCTTCGCCTTCCGATGCCGAATACGCGGCGCTGGCCTATACGGTAGCCGGCACGGTCGCGGTCGGCAATACGATTACCGGGGCGACTTCGGGCGCGACGGGGGTAGTGATTGCGATCACCGATTCGGCGTTTGTGATTACCAAAGTCACCGGCACCTGGCAGGTGGAGAATACAACCGCAGGCGGGGCGACGGTGGCGGGCCCTGTCACGGGCGGCGGCTTTAGCGCCCTGGTCAACGCGCAGTACAAGAATCTGGCGGCGGACAAATACCGGGCCGACATCACGGCGGTTCCCGGCGCCGGCAACATTCTCGGTATCTGGTATTACAAAGGTATCTGGTATGCGTTCCGGAACAAGGCGGGTCCGGCCACCGATGTCGGCATGTACAAATCCAGCACCTCGGGATGGACGGCAATCGATCTGGGCTATGAAGTCGCGTTCTCGAATGCCAATACCAGCGTGGGTGATGGCGATACCTTAACTCAGGGT